ATTCTAAAGTCTGGTCATGGAGATTGGCAACGTCTTGTAATCCTTCAATACTATACCACGGTGCAGTCTCCCAATCAAATCCATCACCAAAAGTGTTATCTGCCTGGACAATATACCAGTGACAAGATGTATCAGGAACATCTACAGCACAGTTGCTCCAGTCATCATTCCATTGTGGAACTTGCACCCATAATGTTACTGCTAGCAGGATGTTAAGTAGAGCGGGCATTTTTAAGTGTTTCTAATAAGTGCATGTGACCATGAAAATACCCTGCAATAATAACAGCGAGAGTGCAAACGATTACACCCACGAACATTAAGATGGGTACAGTAGGATCCTTTAGTGCCATCTCTTTGTCTTAAGATAGTTAAGCACATCCTGACGGACATCCATCAGTTCATGATAACACCGTTGATTGTGAGCACATTGACGAAGTGCTGAGTCAGGTTTGATTACACTCTCGATGAAAATATCAAGACCTCGATTCCATTTGTCTTGTTTACTTTCAAAGTCATCAATGTTGTTCTGATCCTTCATTTAATAACCTCCCAATGGTCATCGGATGATTCGTTCATCCAAAAGAAGTATTTACCCGAGATAGAACGTAGGAAAACTTTGTTACCCTCTCGCTTCTCTACACGGCAAGAATGTAAGAGGTCCATCTGATTAGCAAAACGATTCTTCGCTTTACTGGTTTTGGGACGTACACAAATAAACTCAGTCTTAGTAATAGTCATAGTTTGATTAACCTCCACAAAGGTATTCTACAGGATTTTTAGAATTTGTCAAGAACAACAGAGGTCACACGAACACCCCAGTTCATCAACCAGAAGAACGATGCAACGAAGATTAGTTTGTGTGTGGCAGTCATACCCCCTGTGCGTTGTATGCACCTACTATAAGACCCCCTGAGGGTCTCTCAGAGGGTCTGTGGACGGTTTATGGAGTGTCTCAGTTCATCCTCAGTTGTCGGTCACATAATAGTTAAAATTGATGTTGACCCTACAAGTTTGATCTGTACATGTTGTAGCTCGATGTGGAATTGATGGATCAAACAAAATTAATCTATTTTCCACTGATTTTATTTTTTTATTCTTAAAACAAGTAAACCCATTATTAGTGTTGATACAAAATATAGCACCTTTATGTGGATTTAAAAAATCTGTATGCCAATCATGATATACTCTTCTTTTCATTGAAGGATACATATTTCCTTTTGCTCTTGCCAATGCAGATTGATCATATGGTATTTTATATAAGAGAGGTTGTATCAACTGCAAAAATGCATTTGGGTCAGGTGCTTTATAATGATAAAAATGATGGGCAAAATACATACCATCTCCACCTTTATAATAACCTACTCCTCCATTAGGATCCGTAAACCATGGAAACCTATCTGACATCATCATTCTCTGAATACTACGAAAATGATAAGTATCTAAAAAATTATCAATAACAGAGACATTATGTTTCATAGTTTATAATCAAAAATTTTGAAGTCTTTTTCGTAGAGTTCGTGTATCTTTTTCTTAGTATCTTCACTCATCTCTACTCTTGACTTTGGAAGAGTTTTAGACTTATTTAATAGAGGTAATCCTGATACTCCTATTTTTTTTAAATCAGAATTCAATGATTCGTATCTAACGACTTTATCTACTATTATATCATCACCATCACAAATAAACTTATATTGTGGGTATAAAAACCACCTAAAAAGTTTACCATTAAAATTATTATACACGTAATCAGCAAATTCATTGATAGTAGGACCTATCTCGGGCAAATCTGCTGATGGATGTGATAACCAGGGATTAGGACCCACAGATCCACCCAGAATAAATTGATAGATGGATACAAACCTACAAAAAGGATTCCTAACGATTGAAAACTTCGTATAGGAATCCCAATAAGAACTATAGTATTTTTTATATTCTTCCCAAAATGAATCGGTTAATCCATCATCACTGTTAAAATGCTCTTTGATGGATGAACCTGCGTTTTTTGTTATGTGAATAAAAATCAATCGTTTATCATGACAAATAGACATTATTAACTTATAGCATAACTAACGATTACAAGACCATGCCCACCAGCAGCGCCATCGCCATTAGTGGGAGATGCGTATCCACCGCCACCGCCACCACCAGTGTATGCCTTTCCGGGGGCGTTAGCATCTCCACCACCGCCAGTTCCACCAGAACCTTGAGAACCGTGGTTCATTCTATAGTTAGCGCCTCCACCGCCACCGCCATATAGTCCAGTAGGTCCAACGTTGTTTTGAAAGTCAACTCTTGTTGGAGCAGGGATACCAGGACCAATAAGGGGACCAGGATAAGCTGGGAGTGCCACACCATTGCCACCATCACCACCAGCGTTAGTTCCATCAGCCGAGGGAGCTTCACCCGCTCCACCACATCCTGATCCACCACCACCAGATCCATAAATGGACGTGCCAGTGTGTCCAGCATTTCCGTAAACCGTAACAGTTCCAGGACAATTGGGATAGACAGGGGCGTTTGGAGGTGCAACAAGACCACCACCGGTGTTTGATTGTGCTCCTCCACCACCGTTACCACCACCATGGGCAGCTCCAGGAGTTCCACTACCAGAAGTAGCACCACCACCGCCACCCTTTGCCGTCAGTGCAATCTGTGCCTGCGCTGGTCCAAGAGCAAAAGGACTGAAATCAATAACTGAATCACTACCGTTTGTACCACGTTGCTCATCGGAAGTCTGTGCAGCTGCTCCAGGACCAACGGTTACTGGATAACTAACGGGACCACCCGAAGCACCATAAATTTGATAACTGCTCAAATAAACAGCGCCACCACCACCAGCGCCAGCACTTCCAGCGTAGGATGGTCCAGATTTACCACCAGAACCTCCACCTGCTAAGATCAATGCATTTATAGTGCCATTCATTCCTGGACCAGGAGCAACAACTAAGGAACCACTAGAAAGAAAAACGTGATATTTATTTCCATTTCCAGGAGTTAATACCGCATCTCCACCAGTCACCGTAAATGGTCCTGATGCTGCTCCTGCTGCACCACCTAACGAAATCCCAGTTCCTCCACCACCAAATCCAGTTAATGAGAGAATAGGTGACTCTTTTACATTGAAAAAGTTACTAAAAAATGACATTAGCTACCCTCCTCAAGAAGTCTTACTGTGATTGCCGATGACCGTAAACGTTGCGTTCGCTGTCTTAATAATAGTGAAGGAATGAATATCAACTCCACTGGAACCACCACTAGAGGGAGCAGAACCTCCAATCCAATTTTCTGTTTGTGCTCCACCATCAATCGTCATTTGTGCTGAATATGCAGATGCATTTGCAGTTGTAATTAAGGTAACAACGATAGACTGACCAATGCTCATTCTGGCATTAAGTGCAGTAGAACCATTGTATCTGATGTTTGGTGTTGATGTGGTAGATTCTGCCGTGGTGAACAGATGAACCATTCCATCTTCAACGTTGATGTTTGTATTATCGCTTAACTTACCAGCAGTTACATTAACTTCTTCTGCCAGAATATCTTCAAGATTTAATCCACTATGGAAAGTTCCGATTCCAGTAGCAGTGACACCAGCACCTAAAACTGCGACTCCTGATCTTGCAGTTACAATGCCGATGGAGTCAACATTAACAACATCTTCGTAAGAGAGTTTACCACTGAAGGTAGCGGCAACACCCGTAATATTTCTGACAGAGACATCACCAGAGAAAGTACCAGCAGTGCCAGTGATATTACCACTGAACATTACAGCGGTCGCGATGCCAGTAGAATTTACTCCCTTAACACTAATATCTGGAGTCCCCGTTAATCCAGCGGCGCTAGTGGCAGAACCGTCAAAACTGGTGGCAGTGGCAACACCAGAGACATTTATACCTTTATTAAAGGAAATTGGTGATGCACCATCCTCAGATTTTATAGTGTTAACCCTAATTTCAGACATCGTTTCTTAAAATCCTTTTCTATACTTTATTTATCAAAATACACCTAGGACATTTGTATGTAAGGTGGTGCCAGATCCAACGTGGAATGTTGCACCAACTCCTACATAAACGATCCCTTCTCTGATAAATGCCATATTTCCTGAGGCAGCATCAGATTCAACAGAAATAGATGTTCCTGCACCAATGTTTACCTGTTGTGGTGTCTTGAAGAAAACATTGAGCGGTGAGGTTTGATCAGTTGAAAGCGCAGTAGCAAATCCACTAACACCAGTTAACTCACTTCCATCACCAACCACTTTAGTTGCAGTGATAGTACCATCAACATCTAATTTAGTTGTAGGTTGTGTGCTGCCAATACCAGCACGACTATTATCACTATCCAGAGTGAGTAAATCTTGTACTGCTAAATTGGCAAGTGTTACTGCTCTAGTCATTATGCCAGTTACTTTCTAGTTATTTATATTCCAGCACCGCCACCTTCTTGAATGGGTGCTAAAACCCATTGCAGGTTATCTTCATCCCAATTCCATATTTGTCCATCAGTAGGTTGAGGTGTAGGTGGTGTCCATTCACCATCAACTAAACTCCACGATGGAAACATATAAAGTGCTTCGTACTCCGACTGACTTAATCCTTCCGATGAAATTGCCATTAGTATAATTTTTTTTAAATATTTAGTTCCATCGTCTTTACATCACTTACATTCCCTTTGACAAAACAATTAAAGGAGAGACTAAAACGACTTTGATATGAATTATTGCGCTCAACACTATGAAGAAGATGTGATGGAAAAATAAACAAATCTTCGGACACGGGATTCATACTCCACGATCTTGAATTGTAAATATTATCATTCTCTACGTCTGGAAATATGGTTGATGTCATAAATGTTGGAAGAGAATGTGGAGCATGAAAAATTAACTTTCCACAGTTCTCATTAGGAACGTCCAAGTACAACACTCCACTAAAAATTGAGTTGCAATGCACATGTGCTTGTGCAAAGTCACCACTATCATGTTTATTAATCCATGATGATGTAATATATAAATTAATTTCTTTAAGTTGCAAAACGTTGAATGCATAATTTTTTACATGCTCAACAATTTCGCATTTGATTCTACGAAAAATTCTTCTATCTAAAAAATTTTTCTCTTTAGTTGTCTTACCGTTTCCACTATCATATCCCTGATAATTCAGATGAGGAAGTTTATCATTAATGAATGATTTTTCCTTATCAACAAAAAAGATTTTGTCCCGATATATCGGTGTGGAGAAGAGAGGAGTTATATCAGGCATCTTTAATATTCAATTCTTCATATCCACCACAATCAATCTGCCCAAGTAAAAATGAATTAAACGCCACTGAAATTCTCCATTTGTTAGAGGTATTTACTGGAACTGAGTGAGTCAAGTTAGATGGAAAAATAACTAACATTCCATCTTTCAAGTTAATTGTATAGTTTGAACTATTGAAGGATGTTTCTTCCCTTCTTCTATACTCTAAGAAATATCGGTTGGTTTTTTCAAATTCAAGTAAAGGCACAGAATCTTCGACTTGCAAATAATATATTCCACTCAAAATACTATTTGAGTGTTGATGAAATCTATGGCAATTACCCGTGTGTGAATAGTTACCCCAAGAATTAGTAATCTTTATTTTATTATCACACTTCATAATATCAGAAACATATGCTTCAAGATGTCCCTGCAAATATTTTTTAAACCTTCGCAATTTTCTATCCTCTAGAATTCTTCCAGAGTAACTTGCGTGACAGTTATGATAATTGTTGTCATTATCTAATCTGTAGTTCCATATTACATCTCTTTCTTTTTCTGTCAAAGAAAATGATGGATCTAAAATAGAAACTACCGCTGTTGGAAATAAAGAATGAAGTTCGATTTCCATGATTAATTTAACTCATACTGAAATGCAATAGACAACCTACCAAAGTCATTACATAACAGGTTGGGAGGGACAGGTTTATGATCTGTTTTACCTGGAAAGCATACACATCTTCCTGGTTTTGCAGCAACAAAATGAGTCCTGAATCCTTTCTTAAATTTTGTGCCTGAACCCCAATACCACTTCCAAACAGGATTGACATACATTAAAACAGTGCTTCCTGATCTATCCTGATGATAATTAAATTGATCTCCAGGTTTGATGCAATTCACATAGAAATGTCTTAATCTATTACAGTTAGGCAGTCCTGAGTTGCGAATATATTCATCAAAATACGAAACCATGGGAATAGTTTCTAATGCTCTTACAAGATCCTCATGCTCATATCCTCTACCAAACGCCGCTTTCTTGATATTTGACCCAGGTTTATCAGATACCACAGTCCAATAAAAATTATGCCTTAAATCTAGATATGCAGAATTAACAGTTTTGCGGTCAATAAAATTATCTAACTTGATGATGTCGTTCTTCATAATTCCACAATCCTTTTCTGATAATAATAAGTTGATTTTCAATATGCAGAGATTTAATCCACCATGAATAAAGGTTCATCCTTTCTGGATAATCAAGACAGTCAGTTATCCCATTTGCATTTAATAATAGTTGATATGCAAATTTTTCTAATCCATTACTATAACCAGCATTTTCAATACAGTATATTCCACCGTCAGCAAGAATAGGGAAGAGATTTTCAAATGACTGAATTATATCAGAGGCATCATGGGAAGCATCATCTATAATGATATCAAAAGATCCATATTTTTTCAACCTATCATAAAACGAGTTCTCTCTTAAATCCCCGATTTCAAATTTAAGGGGATGTCTCAGTGGAATAATAATCTTATCACTATATTTTTCAACACCCACAAGAAGAGACAACTTAGAAAAATATTTTTGCCATAAGTGAAGAGAACCTCCCTTGTCAATACCTAACTCTAAAATTCTAAGATTATCCTTATCCAAAAACTTTTTAAATTCCTTATCATAAGTCTCTAGAAAATGATGTTTTTCAAATTCAACGCCATCCCAATCTTTTTCTAATTCTTGTAAAGTAGTCTGCATGATAAAAATTTTTGTATGATGATTCTATTGGTTTTGTTACATTAAAATTGAATGACACTATTGTTTTTTGAGTATCATTCAAGAGAGGTGGTGCTCTATGTATGAAGAAACTTGGAAAAAAGATTAGGTCACCTTCTTCAACGTCCATACGACGAATTTTTCTGTTGTTGAATGGGTCAACAATTTCAGTGTTAGGTGACTTTTTATCTAGTTGAACATAATACACACCTGTAAAATTTTCTGCATGTGTATGCCACCCATGAGTATTGTGCTTCTTATATTGTTGAAACCATATACCACGAAATTTTATACCCTGATATGACATGGAGTATATCATATGAGTTAGTTCACTCTCAAGTAAAGGTAGAAAGTATTTTACCCATTCTCTATCATAATTATTGCAGTGTCTCCAATCTAGTTTGGAAAAAGAATCTGGAAACTCTAAATCATTGATACGATAACCCTGTCCAATATCAACAGTCTCTCCCTCACATGACTCAAAAAATTTAAGAAGTTTTTGATTGATTGATTTGTAATCTTTTAGTTTAGATTTAACAACAGGGCAACTGAATTTATACTTTTGCATAACAATGTGCTCTGTCACCATCACGAAACACGAAATTGCAAATTAGGAAGTGTGCGTATGTGTCGTCTACTTTTTTAAATTTTTGGACCAATCTGTTCTGATTGGATAAAAGTGGTTGAGTACAATATGGAATTTCTACTCCATTGTATATCAATACATCTCCAGTAGACAAAGAAATTTTAGTCTCTACACCTTGTTTCCATACAACATCTAACTTTTTCCTGTCATCATACCAAGTTCTTGTTCTTATATAATGATTCCACTTTTTATTTAAGTTTGAACCTAAACACACTAAAACCTTTACCTCACCATCGTCTTCACTAATGGATGGGGGAATAGAATCTCCTGAATGAAAAATTCTATCAGTATAATATGTTGTTAATAATTTTCTACCAAGGTGAAATTGTGCAAATTTTTTAACTTCATAATAAAGATCTCTGTAAAGTGGATATCTTACTCTTTCAAAGGTATTACTTTCTTTATGAGTGTAATCATCAAGATTATGAGAATGAAAAATTCTTATTCCTTGCTCTGAATTGTCATTATTAGGAACTTTGGAGACATCTAAGATTGTCGGACAGTCCGATACACCTTTTTCGTAGTGAAGATATCCCAAATCATCATATTGAGAGTTCCAACTCCAGGAAGAAAGATAATTCTGTTTAATAATCTGTTCAATAGGATTTGTCATGGTTTAACTGGGAACTTAATATCGAATCCAATACATCTTCTAGTTATAAAGGAATTATTAGGATAAAAATGATGCAGAACTACAGAAGGGAAAAATAATATGTCACCTTCTTCAATGTTTTGTGGACTATACCAACTTAGATACCCGTTGAATGGGTCATTAAATGGGGACACGAAAGTGGTTGTTTCATGCAGTCTTGGAACATAATCAAGATACATAACGCCAGAATACCCAAATGTTCCATGATTATGAACTGACTGAAATTCTCCCTTCTTATATCTTACTGTCCAGATGTCCGTAATAAGACACTCTTCTTGGTTTATTTCATCCAACCAATCATCGATTTCTTCTTTAAATATTTGAACAAAGTCTTTGATATAAGATTTACCATCGTTCTGCCTATCCGTGCCAAACGTATGTAAACCTTTCTTTTCAATTTTTTTGTAATCAATGATATTGTTTATTTGCTTTTTCTTCTCCTTCCAGTTATTTGTTCTAACAACGTAGAGGGGAAGTGCAAACATATTGTCACTTCTGATTCTAAACATAGACTACTCTTCTCCTCCAAATGTATACCATCCAGTCATGATATATTTTACATCAGTTTGCTCTGTTTGTCCTCTATGTATATGTGTCCAGTCAGCAGGCCAAATTACAATCGAACCCTCTTTTGCTTGGGTGGTTAAACCTTGATACATGAATTCTGTGCCACCTTTATCCACATCATTTAAATAAATCATCCACACTAATTTTCTATTAGAGGACGGTTTACCAGATGATTCCGAATGCCAGTTAAAATATCCTTCTCCAGGATAATATCTTTGAATATTGAAATATGGACACATACTCCAATATTCCATTTTAGTTAATCCCTCGTAAAATCTTTTGTAATACGAATTTAATACCGCATTATCTAAAGATTTGAGAAATGGATTTAAAACTCTTGTTATTTTCCTATCAGAACTATCTTCAGGTCCAAAACAAAGATCAGTAGACGCTTTTAAACTACGATCTACCTCTTGATTTCCTTGTTTACCTGCTTCTTTATAGGGAGATTTTTCAAAAAAATTGATTAATCTTTTACAATCGCGGGAGGAGATAGCATTCTCCTCCACGTAAATGAAGTCAAAAAAAGTTTTCATAACAAAAAGAATATAAATTTAACTCTTGTGTCCGAACGTTCTACCGTTACTCCATGTGGGGCAGTTCAAATACCAATATGGTGAAGCACTGGGACCTGCTGGGGGATAGTATTCATTAGTGGTGCTAGACAAGGATGGATCAACATGACTCGATCCTCCACCACCGTATCCAGAACCATGGCAGTCACCACCGTCACGACCGCCGCCACCGCCACCATACCATCCATCATATCCACTTCCAGCGGATCCACCCGATCCTCTACCACCTGAGAAACCGCTTCCGGGGTTGGGGGGAGTTCCAGTTCTGTGAGGACCTCCACCACCACCTCCATTGGAGTTTTGAGTTCCACCGCCGCCGCCACTTGCTCCGCGACAACCAGAACCATAAGAATTACCACCGGTAGCGTCAGGTCCACCAGCACGTCCATTATTGTTTCCAGAACCACCAGAACCAGCAAGTAACAAAACCCTATCTCTATTTGTAGAGTCGTTGTCAATGGATGGTGAATCACCTGAGAAGAATCCCGCGATACCTCCCCTGAAGAATGTTTTTTTAGCGAGGATGGCATATAAACCATCGGTATGTTTTGTTTGCCAGTTTGGATGAGTGCCTCTCACATATCCGTGAGTTTCATCATGTCCTCTGGTGTGAATTAAATGATTCTCAGTGCCAGTGTTCCCAGTAAATTTAATTGGGTTAGCGGTAGATGCACTATTAGGATATCTTGATACTCTATATCCAGACAGATTAGCAGTGTTAGATGCTAAAGGTGCAGGAGTTCCTGGTCCTGTGAAAAATTCAACAGTGGTAGTTGCATCTGCAGCAGGCATATTGCCATGAACAAATACTTCTGCTCCACTGTAAGCGAACACCATACCGTAGTTTGCTGTTCCACTGATAGCAGCAGTGGAGTTGTCACTTTCACTAACAGCGTCTTGGAACTGTGCTCCTGAAACAAAAGGAGGAGAACCACCGGTGTCTGGTGCTTTACCAAAACCAAAACCAGCGATACCTCTTGTTATACCACTGAAAAAGGGTGCTTCCTTTGTAAAGAAATCATTGAAAATTCCCATGATTACCTCCTATCAAATTGCGATATCGCCATGTGCAAATCCACCATTCTTGGTAATAAATGGTTTGTAACTTTGAGCGTCGGTATTAGTTCCACCATTGTAGTGAACACCAATAGAAATTATATCAGTATCTCTTGCCGTATTGGATAAAGTGACTGTTGTCGCACTTCCGATGCGTGCATCAGTATTAAATCCTGCCACTCCTCTTGGAGTGAGTCTAATATGAGTTCCAATACCACCGGGGAATCCACTAGGAATGCCATCCACCATTGTATTACCAATACCACCCGAAGGTGCAGATGTATTTTGATCAAATATGATGGTTACTGTGTGGAAAGAATTTTGCTCTACTGGGAAGTTCTTGATAGAAACAATACCAACGTTTCCGTTAGCAAGACTGTGAGTGAAAACTGTGCCCTGTAAGCAGTCGAGTTCGAGTGTAACACTCTTGTCAGTAATATAGTGGGATGTAGCACCGGTAGCAACACGTTCTCTTGCGTTGTAGACACTAACTCCTCCCTGGAATGTTACCGCTGTTCCTGCTCTAGCAGTGATAATTCCCGTTGCATTGATACCTCCTTGGGCATCAACAAGATTTCTAGCAGTTACAATGCCAACAGAGTCAATGTTGGTTACATCTTCATATGTAATTGTTCCCCCGACACTGATAGACGTTGAAAAAGCAACGAATCCCGTGAAAGTACCAGCAACACCAGTGACATTTCTAACAGTAATGTCTGGGGTTCCTGTAAGTGCGGCAGCAGAAGTAGCACTGGTGGCAGATGTAGCACTGTCAGCGTTACCAGTAACATTACCAGTTAAGTTACCAACAAATCCGCCAGCAGTGGCAACACCAGCAATATTTACACCACCAGCGCCGGTGATACCGTAACCTACAGGAACTTCAGCACCATAGCTAAGTTCAGGTGCGCCACTTCCGGCTCTGTTAGTTAATTTATTCGCTCTGACTCTTGACATGTTTCTAGAATCTTTTTATTTATTTAGTAGGAGATTAAGTTACTATATTGATAACACCACCCATATTTGCGTGCGCGGTGCATTGATAGTAAAGCGTATTAGGACATACAAAAGGAACTTCAAAGATTAACACGCCATTTGATACGTCATTATTAGTAACACCCACGTTCCATTGTGTACCAGCGGAACCATTTGAGGTGCTTTGAATACGGAATGGGTGTGCTCCCATTTTATTCTCAAACATATAAGTCTGACCTCTCATCAGATATAATGTTGGATCATTGAGAGTAGAGTGACCTAAACCAGGTCCAGTGAAGGTGTAATGATTAGTTCCATCTGCACCTAATACCCAACGTCCAGCAGCAGAGTAAGAACTGTCACCACGATAAGTTACAATTCCAGAGTCAACGTGACCCGTTGCAGTGATAATACCAGCGTTGCCAGAAATTCTGATACCTGTAGCAGTTGCTATTCCTGTTACAACCACTCCAGGAGCAGTTGCTATTCCTGTCGCAACCAATCCACCAGTAACACTTACACCACTATTAGTGGTTTCAAACTTTTTAGAATTGTCATAATAAAGATCTACTGAACCGCTATCATTTAAAACTAATGATTGTTCTCCACTCGTTGCTTGGAAATAGAATTGCGATCCAGATCCATGAGAGGAACGAAAATAAGTGGGTTGTGTGACATCAATATAATTTACTGAGTTATGATAAATCTGTAGGTCTTGATTAGCACCAAATCTTAATCTATCATGATCGCCAAGAGATATGGTGTCTCCAACGGAAACGGCACCTGCAAGAGTAGAAACACCAACAACATTTAAGGTGCTAGTGCTTACATCAGCAGTGTCACCACCACTGACCGTATTGGTAATAGTAACATAACCACCAGTTAAACTTGCACTAAGACCAGTGCCAAAGTTTACAGTTTGCGCTGTGCCAACAGCACTTCCGCTATCACTTACACCAACACCAGTAAATACTTCGCTAACAGAGACAGTAGCAAAACCAGCGTTTACGTTTGATATAGTTATACCAGAACCAAAGTTAATGGTCTGTGCTGTACCAACCGTGGTTCCACTATTACTTACACCGATACCTGTTCCAACTGCGGTGACATTAGTCAGTCCAGAACCATCACCAATGAATTTATTAGCAGTGGCAATACCAGATATCTGCAATCCACCGGCGATGTTAATCTGACCAGTTCCATCAATTCTCTTGCTATTGAGATCTAAATTGCCACCGAGTTGTGGAGAAGTATCTTCTACAACATTGGAGATTCCACCTCCACCAGTTCCACTACCACTAATGCCATAGGTCATGGCACCATCTTCTAATGCTAAAATATCAGGGACGAAATCGTCACCCTCAGCAACAATTAAGTCAACATTTTCATCTAACGATATTAACTCATACTGAGTATAAGCAACGTTAGTGGTTGCTGGTGGTTGAACTACAACTGTAGAACCAATACCAAGTGTGGTGTCTGTATAGTAAATAACCGATCCAGCATCATCCCCATCGGATAATGCAGTTCCTAATCCAGCACTAGCAACTCCTTCAAGATTAGATCCATCACCAATAAAACTGGTTGCGCTAACAACACCAACAACGGTTAACTTCTGATTAGGTGAAGTTGAATTAAGACCAACGTTATCACTACTATCTACCGTAAAAACGCTAGGGTTAACTAATTTTGATACCTGCCTTGCCCTTGTCATTATGCCAAGATCTTTTTTATATATTTAGACGCTCTGATGCTCTGGCAGTTTGGGAAGCAAATCGAAGGACATAATTGTCCTTGGTTTTCTTACTTGATTAGGATGAACAAAGTGTAATGTATATGATGGACAGATAAAAATTGTACCTTCTTTTACATTTGTAGGAAATGTGAGTGTAGTTGTATCACTTCTAGGATTTTGCCATGGAGAAACAAAACAAGTAGGAGTATGAACTTTAGGGTCAAAATCTAGGTAAAGAATGCCAGTGAAACCCCAACTTCTATGGTTATGAATAGTTTGTTGGTCACCTTTCTGATACCTAACAGTCCAAACATCAGTCATGCTGCAAGTGACTTCTGCCTCTTCACAGAACTCAGATAGTTCTGGTTTGATAAGATCCTGAAAGTAATAGATATAAGATTTCTTATTTGTCTGCCTATCAGTCTCAAAGGTTTGGAGGTCAGTCCTTACAAACTTCTCCTCCTTAACCCTTTTAAGTAATCCTTTCTTTTTAAACTCCCAGTCTTTAATTTGATATTGATAGGAGGGATATTCAAATATGGGTGCCTTCATAGTTTAATCCAACGTTTTTTTGCTGCCTCTTGCATATCAAAATTGAACCACTCTTCACTGCAAATATCAAAAGCAATCGTAATTCTTTCACTATCACCTAGGTATCTGTCTGTCCAATGTGACACAGTTGAGGGAAAGAAAGTCATCTGACCATTTACATTATGAATAGGTGAACCATCATAATAAGTGCTAGTTGTGTCATCAACTTTCACACACAAATGCCCAGAAAGGGCATGAATGGGTTTAACCTGAAATGGTGAGTGTGCATGTGGATGTATTTTTTCTCCCTTTCTCATTACATTTGCCCAGCATTGAACAAATATAGGTTTATTATTTACTCTATTGTATGTATTATACCCGTCTTTAATACACTGTTTAAGTTTTCTTGTTCCCCACCAACTCAAAAGATTATAATGGCAGGACCTTGAAGTCAGACTTTCATATCCTAGACCTGTTTGTCCATCAAAATCATACTTGAAATCATAACTTTTTGCTGGATATTTTTTTATAACTGACTTTTCATTACTCAATATTCTTGATGACAACCAAGAAAGGTCGATATTATTGTTATCGACCACTAAAATATTCATTATCTTGCCTTATCCCATGCACAATGAGCACGTTGTCCATCCTGGAGAACATAGTGGAAGAAAATTTGATGATAATAATATTGTTTCTCCTTCCTACGAAGAATGATGTCTCTCTTTCTACGTCGTGGTGTTGGCATTGGGTCACGCCAATGTGGACGTTCGCAACCCTTATAGATTACACCATCACCAGGTTTCAATACTAAACTCCTCACCTCACCAGGAACAAGAACAGTTGCTTTAGTCTTATCAGTGTAAGTATCAGGAGTTTTGATACAGAAAGGCCAATCAGCATCATCACCCTCTAAATTAGTGCTGATATGAATAGAAACTGAAATCTCACATGCATCACGATCAGCATGTCGAGCAAGTTCTTGTCCAGGATAATAATACCTATCATAGTAATAGGTATTATACAGTTTGCGACCAATTGCTTCTTCCAGTTTCTTACGAACACCAGAGTGAATCTCACGATATTGTGGATGCCAATAACGTGCAGTAGAACCTTCAACCTGATGCTCAACAGGAACAAGATTAAAATGCTCTGGGTTTTTATCGTAGTAGTTATATTGCCCTTTCTGCTCAGGAACAGGATGATACAGTTCTTCTGGATCCCAAAGGTCTTTGACTACCAGATATCCATTCTTCTCAAAACTTTCATTACGAGTCCAGGCAGTTCCAGTGCTTCGCCTTTCCTGCATCGTCAGTTGCAGTTCTGTCATTTCTTCTGCCATGTTCTACCTCACTTCCAACGGGGACCAACAGTCCAACCAACAATAGACTTACGGGTTCCTTTTGTTACTTTCAAAACTCGATGTTGTGTGCGGGAGTCAAACAATACAATCGTGCCACGCTTACGGGGAACCATATAACTATTGCCTGCTTCATCTAGCAGTTGCACATTACCACCCTCATAATCATCGGGGTCAGAAAGTTGCATCGCAAAAGACAGTTTACGAACCATCTCCACATTCTCATTCAGGAAATCTTGTCCCAGACCTTCTGTGCGATTACCAACTGCAACTGGTTTGTAGTGTGTTGCTAATCCAGAATCATTATGCCATCCATAGAACTGACCTGTTTCATATCTGGTATATTGCATTGATTCTCCATCAATGCACCGCAAATCATACAGAAAATTTTCGCGATTTGCTCGCATAATATAATGCCACAAGAAACCACCGACCCAATGGTCAGTTGGAATCCAGGCATTTTGAGAGTTCCTTTTCTCTTTGTTGAGAGCATCTCCATGCAATTTGGAATCTCCCATTTGATTATCAAAATTTTCAGATACGTCCCTCTCGATGATATCTACAATATCTTCGGGCAATCCCGTATAATACCAAATAGATTGATACGCCATATACCTATAATGTATTCAGGTTAATTATATATCAGAATTTACAAAGTGTCAAACGAAGTAATCAATAACAATTCTTCCAGCGTCTACACCACTTCCACCTGCCGTTGAAGTGGTATTTGTTCCATCAGCTCTGATAAAGGAACTTCCGCCGCCTCCACCACCAGAGGGCCACTGGTTTTCGGAGTCAGCACCGGAACCTCCGCCGCCACCTCCATAGTATCCGCCGCCGCCAGCGCCAGAACCAGATCTGCTAAGGTCTGATTTCTTGTGAGCACCGCCTTGCAATGCGCTACCGCTTCCGCCTGGTCCTTCATAACCAGCACCACCGCCACCGCCGCTGGATGGTGTTCCGCCGCCACCACCGATAGATGTCTGTCCTGGTGGTCCAGAACCACCATTACTACCACTGTTACCATTACCACCGTTAGCGCCACCTTGTCCACCAGATGCAATCCTGTGAAGATCTCCAGCGCCACCGCCACCAGAAATAATTAGTGTATTGCCGTGAGAGACACTACCCACAAACACTCCAGCATAATGACCACCTGTCATTGCTGGTCCTGGTCTACTTCCACTATGTCCCGAAACAGGACTAGCAGGTCCACCACCAGCAAAAGAGATGACAAGTGTTTGACCCGCTAATCCTGAGAAAGTTGCAGTGTTTAATGCACCTGCCGCTCCTCCACCATTACCATTTCCCCCACGCGCTCCCCTTGTAGTGATAGTAATTGTATTGGATACAGCAGGGACAGTAAACGGAGTTGAACTTGTCGAAGGACTGCCAGGACCATTAAAAGTATCTGTAGCGGGGGTTCCAACTGCTAATCCGCCGCCAGCACCAAAACCAAAACCAGAAAGACCTCTAGTAATTCCAGTGAAAAAAGGAGCTTGTTTTACGAAAAAGTCCTTATACATGGAAAAAGATGCAGTATAATATTTAGAAGATTTTATAGGTGACATAATCAAAAAATAACTAAAGTATTACCCAGCTCAGGTAGCGTATCTGATAATGATTATATTTTAATCCAGTGATTTTTTGCTCCATCATATACATCCTCATACCAATCTTCTTTTGTTTTGATGTCAAAAGCTATTGATATTCTCTCTTCATTTCCAACATATTTGTCTGTGCGATGACCAACAAAACTAGGGAACAGAGTCATGACTCCTGGTTCATTAGGAATTGAAAATGATTCATAGTGAGTATGTGTCTGTACATCACACGATATGAATAAATTACCAGAAATTGAACCGTACTTCACACTAGCATCATAGTTCCTATGTCTATGATATTTTATTACTTCACCATTTCTCATCACATTTGCCCAGCACTGAACATATAATGGTTGCTTCTTATTCTTTGTAATATCAAAATAAGATTTTTTAATTTCCTTTTTTAAGGAAGATACTCCCCACCAATTCAAGACATTAAAATGAGAAGATCTAGAAGTTAGAGAATTGTATCCTAGTCCAGTTTCACCATCAAAATCCTCCGTTAAATCCCAACTTTTAGCAGGATATTTTTGAATGATTTTTTTCTCATTTTTTAGAATTTTATTTTTGAAATACAAAACATCAATATTAGTTTTGTATTTTTTCAAATCATATATCATTTTAAAAAATTAAATTTTATTACAAATTATACCTGATAACGGAGAATGATAATACCGTTGCCTCCATCCTTTCCAGCACCATTATGCGATCCTCCACCACCACCAGTTCCATAAACACCATCCCCATCTGCATCAGGGACAGATGGACCACCCTGTCCACCACCTCCAGGACCACCCGCACTGTTGCCCGGAATACCTTCACTTGATCCACCACCACCTCCACCAAAAAGTCCAGTAGGACCAACAGCACTTGTAAATGCACTTTGTTGCGGTGATGGGATGCCAGGTGAAATTACAGGTGCAGGGAAACCAGTAAATGGTTGTCCAGGTCCACCATTACCATTTGCACTTGGGGTTTTGTTAGTACCAGCACCACCAGCACCACCACCACCTCCAGCAGTAAAGTTTGCCGTATGGGCATCACCACCAATATTGCCGTAATGTACTACACCTACACCAAAGTTTGGTTGACTAGGTTGACCTGCTGGAACAGAAGCGATGCCATTTGGACTTTTGCCTGGATAAGTATATCTTCCACCTGCCGATGATCCACCTGGATACACATTAGAAGGAACTGGAGTAGCTACCTCATAGTTAGGAGTCTCGTTTGCAGGACCACCACCACCAAGTCCTGTAATTGTTCCTACTGGGTGAGTGAATGTACTGTTTGTTCCCCTAGTGGGATTGCCACTAGGATGTCCTGGGTAATTAAAAGTAGAAGATCCTTGACCACCAGGTCCTACAGTTATGGCATGTGCTCCCGCACTGACTGGTAAGGCTGGTACATATGCAATGCCACCAGCACCACCGCCGCCACCATTATCAAATGCTGCAGCACCACCACCACCAACGACCAAAAGTTCAATATCTGCAGTTCCAGAGGTAACTGTAAAGTTTCTTGTTGGTGATGGAGTATCGGTTGTATAGATGTGATACTTATATCCACCATCGGTGTTAGTTGTTCCACCCGTTGCTTCAAACCCAGCTGTAAATCTACTACTCTGAACATCACCTCTTAGTGATAAGTCAGTATCTTTACTAACACCAAAAAGTTTTCCTACAGTTCTTGCGAGTGATGATTTGATTGGAGCCATGTATCAAGCCTCCTTGTCGCCAGTAATCAAAAAGTTAATGTGAGTCGCTGCGATCCCTGTGTAATTTCCTGTTCCAACTTGCAGACTGTCACCAGTCGTATCTAACACAAGAGGATATGATGGTTCAAGCAATACAGTTTCTCCTGCATTTACATCAACATCAAAGATTTTATTGGTTGATGCGCTACTGACACCTACAGGACAGAAATAAACTTGTGCCGTCCCAGTATTGATTCCAGTTCCAGCAGCGTGACAAACAATAGATTTTATGTACACCTTCTTAGAAGATGCACAGGTGATAATGCCAACAGTCGTTCCTGCTGCTACATTCACCACATTGCTAAGTTTTCCCCTTTCCAGTGCCATGACTTTCTTTTTTAGTTATTTAGTAAAATAGATCAACCGTATAACCAAGTGTCTAACGTGCTATCAATACCCGTAAGACTTGATCCATCTCCACGATAGGATGAAGCAGTAATAATTCCTGCTGTTGTATAACTGCCGTCAGCAGCAAAAGTGCCAGCAACACCAGCAGAGGGTCCTATTTTGATACCTTGTCTAGCAGTGACGATACCAACAGAGTCAATATTCGTGACATCTTCATAAGTAAGTGTTCCACTGACACTAACATTTCCACTAAAATCACCTGTCGTTGCCGTAACAACACCAGTAACTACCGCACCGCCAGGAAGTCCAAGTGCTCCACCAGTCCTATTTTTGATATTGTCAACGAATAGTTGCGACATCTTATTGATTCTTTCTAGTTATTTATAATGATGTCAAATATTATTATACTGAGTACCTAATCACCACAATACCTTTGCCGCCAGGTGAGCCATTTCTCCCTTGTCCTGGTCCAGATCCACCTCCTCCACCACCGCTACCAGAATAATCAGTGCCAGATTGAGAATCAATCATAGGTGGGTGACTTGGTGATCCTACACCACCGTTACCACCACCACCAGATCCTCCTGGTGCTGGAGATCCTGGATTACTAGGTCTACCATGTCCACCACCACCGCCTCCAGCAAAATAAGCATTTAAAGGATTAAGTGCAGGGAGTCCAATCAAAGGACCACTAAATTGTGGGAATTGTCTGCCAGCACCACCTGGCGCACTTCCAGGAGAAGGAACACTACCAGTACCGCCACCACCGGCACCGCCGCCGCCACCACCGATCATATTTTGTCCATCTTGAGAATTTGGTGGTCCATTACCTCCAGGATTTCCATATTCGCTTGCCCCTGGATTTGGAAATGGGTTATATGAACTTCCTCCAGGTTGATTAGTGCCTCCATTATAATGTCGTGATGCGCCACCACCAGATCCACCAGGTTGTCCATGCCCTTGTCCCCCCGGAGGACTTCCATCAGGACCATCATTAAGATTGCTATCCATACTAGCACCGCATCCACCACCAGTAGCAGTGTAAGTGACTGGAAATGCAATAGAGGAGTTTCCACCACCAGTTTGACCTGGTGTCCCATTGCCACCATCTCCCACAGTTACAGTATATTCTCCTACAGTTGCAGAGAATCCTGGATGATGAACAACACTACCTGCACCGCCACCGCCGCCTCCAGATGAACCACCACCACCGCCACCGCCGATGATCATGAATTCAACTGTTAAATCACTACCTACTGTAAAAGTGCCTGGATTTATAAATGTATGATATGCGTATCCGTTTCCTGGTTCCAATGCATCTATATCACCACCAGAGGTAGCAAGAGCACCACCAACTAACTTACTTCCAATTCCTCCTCCCATTCCAAGCATACTTAGGATTGGAGATTCTTTTTTATGCCAGTTAAACATAACTACCTCTCATCAAGCAAAGTTAGAAGCATTTGCAAGGACATCAAAAGTTCCATCACCAGTTTTGATGATTTGATATGAGTTAGCGTCAACTCCAGATGCATTTGCAGCTGCAGGCGCTTCACCGCCATTCCAATATGTCGTAATACCTGTCAACTTATCATCAATAGAGAATCTTGGGAAGTAACCAGCGTTATTTGGTTTACTCATAACTGTGACAGAGATAGTCTCTCCAGTTGCTAATTCTGTGTTAATGCCGACCGTGCTGAAAACATTTGGGTTTGCAGTAGTGGTTTCATTAGTCGTATAATAATGAACCATACCATTATCAAGATTGATATTTGGTGCAGCACTAAGTTTATTTGCAACAATATTTACATTCTCAATCAAGACGGCGTTAAAGTCTGCTCCGTTATGGAATGTAGCAATACCAGCGACAGTAACTCCAGCACCTAATACTCTGACACCTGCCCTTGCAGTAACAATACCAATCGAATCTATATTGGTTACATCTTCATAGTTAAGAGTACCACTAATGTTAACATCCCCACTAAAGGTGGCACCTACACCAGTGACATTTCTGACCGTAATATCTGGAGTTCCACTCAGTCCTGTTGCAGCACCAGTTAAAGCACCGGTGAACGTAGTTGCTGTAACTGCAGTTCCAGTTAAGTTACCACTGAAATGAGTTGCAGTTGCTACACCTGTAACAATAGCACCTTTACCAAACCCAGGTGCGCCATTATCTCCCTTATTTACAATGTCATCAACTTGTAACTTTGACATGACCGTATGTTTTTAGTTATTTATCAGTTTGCATAGCGTATATAAACAGCGCCCGTTCCACCAGTACCGTTTGCGGCGCATCCTCCACCAGTATAGTTTACTCCTGGACCAGGGTCATATCCTGGACCTCCTCCTGAAGATCCTCCACCTCCAGGACCACCACTACCACCACCTCCACCAGCACCACCACCAGCATGTAATCCAGTCGGACCTAATGCATCTCTCCATGCAGTTCCGACTGTTGATTGCACTGGAGATGGTAAAAGTGGATACATACCAGGACCAGGAAGAGCAGGGAAAGCTTTACCAGCACCACCATCACCACCACCATTAGCAGATCCTGCTCCTGGAGTTGCATTAGATCCAGCACCACCGGCACCACCGCCGCCACCACCAGATGCAGTGTTGGGATTTGATGGTAAACCAGATCCTCCTGCATTACCATTTCCAGGTCCGGGTCCAGGGTTTCGGGAACCTGGTCCATATCCTCCACCACCTCCGTTGGAGTTATTTCCTGTACCAGATGAACCATGAGGAGATCCACCACCTTCACCATTACCAGCACCGTGTCCTCCCCCACCTCCAGTTTTTGTACCACCTGGAAATGCGACACTGGAAGCTATACCATTGTTATAAGGTCCTGCTCCTCCACTTGGAGATCCACCAGAGCCACTTGCTCCTCCAGTCCCAACTGTTACTGGGTATGTTCCTGGGGCGACTGCTCCACTTGGACCTGGTTCAGCATTGGGAACTGGTGAAAAATTATGAGTGACACCGCCAGCACCACCTCCACCAAATCCTCCACCACCGCCGCCTCCGCCGACGATTAAGTACTCTGTGTCAGCAGATCCACTTTCAACAACTAAACTTCCTGAAGAAGTAAAAAGGTGATATGTATATCCACTTAATACAAATTTAGTTCCACCAGAGGCAGAAAAAGCAGAAGAACCACTTTTAAAACGTGCAAAACCTCCACCCATACCAGACATCCCAGTCATGGGTTTTTCTTTTTTAAAAAACTTATCAATCATCAGTCAATCTCCTCAAGAGGTTGCAGTGTAGTTAGCTACTACCGTGAAAGTTGCATCAGCAGTCTTGATGATTGTGTAGTTGTAAATATCAACACCCGAAGATCCACCTGAAGATGGTGCAGAACCACCAACCCAGTTTTCAGTAACAGCACTACCATCAATCGTTAACTGCGCTGAATAACCTGCTGCAGCTGCAGTAGTAATAATAGTAACGGCAATAGTATCTCCAATTGCCATTACGGAGTTCAACGATGTTGATGAATTAATTCTGAGGTTTGGTGTCGATGTGGTGGATTCTGCTGTAGTGAACAGATGAACCATTCCATTTTCTAAATCAATATTGGCATTATCACTTAACTTACCAGCAGTGACCTTTGCTCTTTCAAGTAGTTCTCCATTGTTGAAATGAATACCCCCATTGGAAGTAATACGAAATCTCTCATCTCCGTCTGTTGATACCGTAAATGTTCCTGCAGCAGGAAACCTAATCGAAGTATCAGTGTCTCCAGTGTGAATAATCGAATCTGCAATCGATACATTACTTCTTGCAGTAATAATACCAATAGAGTCAATATTAGTTACATCTTCATAATTTAATGTACCACTAACATTTAAATCACCACTAAAAGTTCCAGCAACGCCAGTGACATTTCTTACAGTGACATCTGGAGTACCAGAGAGTCCTGTTGCAGTTCCAGTTAAGTTACCACTAAAACTTGTAGAAGTAGTTACACCAGTGACTACAACTCCATCTGGCATTGCAGGTGCAACACCGTTATTCCTTCCTTTTATATTAGTTGCTCTAAGTGTTGACATCAGAGATCTCCGATTTGAAGTACGTCAATGATCATAGTTTTACCTGCTCCAACTGTCACAGCAACGCCAGAGTTAATCTCAATGTTAGGAACAACACTAACAATAATAGAAGTGCTGACACCTGCATTTTCATCATTAAGCAGCATGTCTTCACTTACTTGCGTAAATCTATCAATATAACTGAATGGAGATGCAGTTCCATTTGAATAGTTAATAGCAGTTCCTAATCCACCGCCACCACTACCAGAGATGGCAACGTCAATAGTGCCGTCACCTTTATCAAGGAAAGTATTTCCAGTTCCAACAAAGTTTAAAGTTTTTGCGGTTCCAACAGCGGTGCCTGCTGACTGAATACCTATGGTTGATCCAGTTACAGATGTAAGACCTACAATCGTCCCACTGACAGTTAAATCACCATTAATCGTTTGTGCTGCTGCATTAGCTTGAAGTGCATCAGCAACTCTGAAGGTATCAAAAACTTCAAATAAAACCGTGTCACCAACGTTAGCAGCGTTGTTTAAGGTTACTGTAGAACCATCATTGGCAGTAAAGTCCGAACTCTGTGAAAGTTGAACACCATTACGAAATACTGCAAGTTGATTAATGCGATAACCGCCAGTAACCGTAAAAGCAGTTTGTCCTGCGGTTGCAGTTACCGTAATAATCTTAGATGCAACGTTATTTGTTAATGTTATAGGATTGCCTATTGCCATCGCATTTTATTTTTTAGTTATTTATATTCTTAAAGAGTGTAGTATCTATATGGCGTATGAGATTCAATCCATAATGTTGATTCGTCAAAGTGAATATCCATGGCAACACTAATCCGAATATCTTTACTATTGTTTGGATGAACACAATGCATTGTTCTGGCATCAAACAAAGACATCTGACCATATCGGTTATTAAATTTTTTGATTTTACCATTCAAATTGTAGTATGTCCCAATGGATCTATCTCCAGAAATAAAAATATTTGCAGAAAGGAAATTGTTATCTTTATGGTGTGTATTATGTTTATGCCACTTAATCCCTTCGTTATCTCTAAAAGTATTTGCCCAACACTGAACTATTACATTTTCAGGGTAGTTATATTTTCTAAGAGTCTTTTTTAATTTTGGAGCAAAAATATCTCTAAACTCTGTCTCATAAAAAAAGTTAAAGAAAGGGTGTCTACCTGTAAGTGAATCGTCCGATGTTCCCCAATAAACATCAGGTCCCATGGATTTAATACTTTTTTCTTTACTTAAAATGAGTGATTTTATAATCTCACATTCTTTTCTAGATAAAAAAATAAATCTTTTAAACATTTATAATATCTCTTCTAGTTTTTCCTGTCATTCCACAATGAACGTGCAGATTATCCTCTCCTAAGAAACATGCCAACTGTGAATAATTTTTATTATAACAAATATCATTCCTAATACATTCCTCAAACGTGGAAATATCTCCATGTATGGGTAACTTATCTATTAACTTTTTCGCATTTCTTTGAGTATCTTTCCAGAAATCTGATTTAAATTTTGATCCATAAGAATAATGAAATGCCACAAGTTCTTGATAGGCAATAATCTTCTCTAAGTATTCCTTATTTGTATCTGCATTGTTTAAGTAATTCATGTCGGTTGCATATGAACATACCATCTCAGCAAATATGACATAATAATGTAAAGAAAGAGCCTGTAACGGTTCTATAAAGAATAAACAATTTCCATTAAGGGATTGCCTTCTCGAAATAAGAATTTTATTAGAAAATCTTTGTTCCCATTCTAAGACGGTCACATTTTCCTTATGTATGGTATTTTTTGCTTCCTCTACACTTTGATAATTTCTGTTGAACAGATAACCTTGCCTCGATAAGTTTTGTTCAGGAAAAGGAAGTTCAAATTGCCACCCGTTTTCATGTGCTCTATGCACGGTGTATGAATAGTCCTCAATATAATTGTCATTATACACCAATGCTGAGTTGACAGTTTCAAATATCGCTTTTCTATATTCTAAATTCAACCCATCCCAACCTGTACAGTGAGAGACAAATTCAAATTTTCTATCAGCAATTATTACACCATCCTCAACCTCATTGACAGTGCTGACATTCATGTCAACATACTCAACCCCGCAGGAACTTAAGATATTGTGTATGTATTGATTAAATTTCTTGGTTAAAAAATGTGCAGCAAGGGGAGTATCACTAAAAAAATGATGGCGAAATGATGGTTGACTACCCCAATTTATAAACTTAATTCCATTTTTAAAAGAGACAATGCCATCATCAAGCATATCACCGATAGAAATTCTACAAACATCTTGAACTAATTTGGTTACTATTGGAGTTGTTGATTCTCCAACACAAATTTCTGGGATAGAGGAATCATAAAATATTGTTACTCTGTGCCCGTATTTTATGAAGGTAAGTGCTTGTATGATCGCACCAGTTCCCTTACCGATGATTGCAATATTCATACTTTTATACTATACTTCTACAATATACCACAAAAACTATATGGAGCCAATACAATATGAAAGTTTGTTCCCAACTCCATTATTCAGAACAAAATTATATCCAGATGACCTTGAGTTGTTGAAAGATGACATAGTTAATAATCACAAAGAGTATGTGAGTAGTGGAAATGTCAATGAAGAAATGCTTGCCGATGGGGAAAATGCTTTTACTGGTCTACAATACAATGAAAAATATTCTTCATTTATGGGAAGAATAAATGAAATCGTAAGTCATACCCTTAAACAAGTATATTGCTACGATGACGATATAGAACCATACGTTTGTGATATGTGGAGTACTTGCTGCTGTCCAGGAGAAAGTGGAGAGGGGCATTATCATTGTAACAGTCAGTTCAGTGGCACTTTTTATCCCTTTGATGAAACTCCATCAGAAATTAGTTTTTATTCTCCAAACCACGAAAAAAACTCACTAAACATTAATGGAAATGTTAGTGAGTGGAATCCTTTAAATTGTACTCAATATACTATTAAACCAGAAAAATGTGATTTGATATTTTTTCCAAGTTATTTAAAACATAAAGTTCAACAGAATAAAACAAATATCGTCAGATATTCATTAGCTTTTAATGTATATCTTAAAGGAAACTTAAAAGCAAAAACAGGTACTTTATATTTACCCGGTCCTTATAATAACGATACCGTTTCCTCCGTCCTTTGAAACTGGAGTTGGTCCTCCGAAGTTGGAGTTTCCACCTCCACCACCACCTAAGCCATCGATACCTGCTTCTGTGTTTCCTTTTTGGTTACTTCCGTCGTTGTCTGATGCCTTTCCGCCTCCACCTGGAACATGGGGAGGTTTATCTGCTTCGCCTTTATTGTTAACCCATCCATCTCTTCCTGATCCACCACCGCCACCACCAGCCCAAGAACCATTACCACCTTGATAAGGAGTGATTGAAGGAATACCGATTAAATCTCCAGTGTAAAGTGGGAAAGGTTGACCATTTCCTCCAAAAGAAGGTTGGTTTGTGTTATTTGTGAAATATGTGGCTTGAGCATTTTCTCCAGCAGCACTACCGCCACCTCCGCCGCCACCAGTGTAAAATGCACCACTTCCGCCAGGATTGCCATATTGAGTAATATTTGATATCCCTGGATTTTGTGCAGGTTGAGTTCCTGGTCCACCATCAATTCTAGACCATCCAGCACTATCGCGACCTCCACCACATCCACCATCCATGGAACCAGACCCGCCAGCACCACCTCCTTTTGCAGTGATAGATCCAAATTTACTATCACCACCTCTAGTAGCGTTAGGGCCACCTGGCGTCCATCTTGTTCCACCACTTCCTACACTGATGGGGACTGGTCCAGGCATGGGATGAGGTGCGCTGCTAATAACGATACCACCAGCACCGCCTCCTCCATTTTGACCTCCGCCGCCACCACCAACAATTAAGAAGTTGACGGATACGCTACCACCACCGCCACCACCAACAGCAGCACCCTTAATTACTGAACTATCCCAAGTATTAGCAAAAGATAATCCTCCTGCTGTTGCATTAGCAGTTCCAGGTGAAGTGAACGTATAATAAGAATAACCATTTCCAGGAGTTGCTGTATAATCAGATCCGCTAATAGAAGCAGCAGTCTCCGACTGGAACCTACCTATTTTACTATATTTTTCAAGTTTGCTAAGTTTAGAAATACTCATCAGCTTGGTTTAGTAGGCCAGGGTAAATCTTCAATATCTTCATACTGCATGATGTCAGTTATAGTACTGGCAAAATTTCTAAGAAGGGTTCTATATTCTCTCCACTCCTGCTTTTTATCTTCTGTTATGGGATAATCTTCTACAAAAACGTAGTCGGAATCACTTAACAACTGATTTTTCCTTTGCTTGAGTGATACCCATCTCATTTCTGATAATTCTTCATCACCTATTAATGGATTATCTGTAACATCGTAACTCAATGTTTCAGAATTCCAATGTCTTTCCTGTCTCGTAAGGTCATAATCAGGTTCAGTATAAGGACCAGTAAATCCAGCGTCCTTTAATTCTTCATCTGTGTAAGTCGATACATCACTTCTAACCATCCCATTTGATAGTCTAATTCTATCAGGGAGAAATTTCGGTTCAGCACCATTGAGAGAGTAAAGTCTGTTGCTATCTGCCATGGGTGATTACCTCAATATTAAGAAATTTCTTCGTAAGAACAAACAACGTCCAAATCGTTACCATTAGACGCTGTGCAAACAATAGAACGATCCTCTTCAAGATAAATCGCTGCGTTTTTATCAATAACAACCAAGGTAGAATCAGCAGCTACATCTATGGTATGAGCAAGTTTATATGCTGTACCGCCTCCATCATCTTCACTGTTGATAGAAATTGTAATAGCAGCAGAACTGCTACCATCATCGTTGGCAACAAGTATGTTGTTGATTTTAAAAACCTTCCCGCTAGAAGCAGGATTACTAACAAGAGTAGTTGCGCTTGTGTTTGTTAAATTTAAGTATGCTGTTTTGCCAGTAATAGTGGCAACATTTACAATGTTGGGTGCAGCCATGGTTTTTAATCTCCGTAGTGATATTTATGCATAATGATTAACCAAAAACGATTGACATCGCAATTGCTTTACCAGTTGATGCCTTTGTCTCTAGTGCTGTCGCGACTTCAGTTGATCCACTACCTACATTAATACTGATAGATGAATATGCGGTTAAAATACCAACGGTGCTCACGCCAGTTGCGGATGTTGAATTAACATTACCAGTTACGTTACCAGTTACGTCACCAGTTACGTTACCACCAACGTTACCAGTAACATTACCAGTGATATTACCGGTAAAAGTAGTTGCTGTAACTGCAGTTCCACTAACGTTGCCTAGGAAGGTGGTTGCTGTAACAGCAGTTCCAGTTAAATTACCACTAAAATGAGTTGCAGTTGCTACTCCAACAGCGTTAATACCACCAGCAAGGACTTTGATTCCTGTTCGGGCGGTGATAATACCAATCGAATCTATGTTAGTTGCATCTTCATAAGTTAATACACCACCTACATTTACATTTCCCGTAAATGTTGCAGCAACACCACTGATGTTTCTAATTCCAATATCATCAGTGCTTCTTAGTGCAAAAGGAGTGATATTTGCTGATGTGCCAGAAACGACAATGGTGGTTCCAGAACCAATGAAATTAAGACTGGTGATACCATATCCAATGTTAGTTCCACCTGAGTTGATACCAACACCCTGTTCGATACCACTTAGATTGGAACCATCTCCGTAGAATGCTGTTGCAGAAACAATTCCAGTGCTAGCAGTAAGAGTAATGGCACTTCCAACAGTCGCATTGCCTGTAAGTGTGGATGATCCATTAACAACTAGATCACTACCAACAGTAAAGTTACCTGCTGCCTCAGACACAGAGGTGGCATTAAACGCTTTATACGCCACTGCTTCAATTGCGTCACCATCAGAAGCGCCGCCATTCAATATAGAAAATGTAGAACCATCTGAGGAAGTATAATCACTTCCTTCAATCACCTTTACACCGTTAATGTAAATATCAAAATAACCAGGAGTATAACCAGAGTTGAATGTAAAATCTGTAGTGATTCCGCTAGCAGTGTAACTTTGTCTTGCTACCTGAACTGCAGAGTCACTAGGAGATCTTCCAATATAACCGTTTTTACCTGCCATCAGCTAACTCCTGTAAGAACACTAAGACTTACGTCAACAGCATTATTAGTGTCACAATAGACTCTAATCTCATCTTTAGACTCTAATACCGTTTTTCCTGTATCAGAGATAACAAAAGAACTTCCTGCAGGAATGGGGATTTTACTTGCAATCGCAACCGATCCAGTAGAAGTAACTCCAACACTACTGTCTAAAAGTTCAACAGTAACATTAACACTGTTACTAGTATTGTTTGCAAAAGTACCACCAACTAAAATCGATTTAGTTGATACTGGGGAGGTATATGCTGTCGTAGGTCCTAGGAATCTTACAGTCTGACTGGTTGCACTTGCACCGTTCGTAGAATTACGATCAGTGTAGATAGTTGTACCGACAATCTGAGCAACTCTCGTTCCAGCGATAAAGTTCTGATTATCAACCAAGTCAGAAACACCAATACCAGTGTTAGCAGTCACCGTAATCGTGGTTCCTGCAGCACCAATAGTGCTACCAGCATAGGTGGTCACAATACCCGCCGCTCTTGCTAGTGAATTTGAAAAAGCTTCTGCCATTTTCCTTTAAGTGTTATGAGTATTTATTAAATTAACCGCCAAGAGCGATTGCGAGTCCGATAGAGACACCTGGAGTTACGATTGCAGTGGCAATACCACCAGATATAGTAACATCCATAGCAGTTCCGTTTGTTGATTTAAAATCAACGATTGTTGCACCTGTTCCAACAAAAGTTCCTTCTGAAGAAACACCAATAGTACCACCACTAGTAGCAGTGATATTGGTTAAGTTCGCACCGTCACCGTAGAATGCCGTTGCACTTACGATTCCAGTGGAACCATACATGGTAATCGCAGTACCTACGGTAGCGATTCCAGTTGCTAAGAAGTCTTTGGTAGTAATCGCGGTGCTAACGTTGATTCTTCTACCAGTAACCTCATCATAAACAATATCATCAGCGACATATAAGTCACCACCAACATAAAGATCTCCACCAGTGGTAGTGATACCTCCTGATGAAGCGAGTGTAGTGATTCCAGTGACATCAAGACTAGAGTTGATGTCAACTGCGCCGCCGATAGTAGTGATACCAGAAACATTTAAAGTTCCTGAGATGTCAGCGAAGGAGTTGATGTCTACATTTCCAGTGAAAGTAGAAACACCAGCGTTGATAGTTGTAGCAGTAAATCCTGCTCCAGCTACCTGTAATCCATCTTGAATAAAGACATAATCTCTAAATGTGGAATATCCTACAAGAGTAGAAATTCCAGCAACAAATAACTCATCAAGCGAGGTATCATCTAAGTTGATATCACCAGTGACATGCATGTCACCAAAGACGTATAACGCGGTTGTTCCTGTGCTAACAGGACCACGAACGTCTAAAGTATATGCTGGCAACGAAGTACCAACACCAACGTTGTTAGATGAGTTACTTACATAAAAAATACTACCAGAGGCACCAACCTGAACGTCGGTGACAAAGGTAGACATTCCTGAAACGATGATGTCGGTTGCACCGATACCACCTCTTACATCAAGAGTTTTTGTAGGTTGGGTTGATCCGATACCTACATTCTTAGAAGTACCATCAACGAGAACTGCGTTTGATGCAACTTCTAACCCGTTTTTGACGACAAAATTCTTATTGACTGCCATTCGGGTTCACTCTCCCCCGCGTATTGTTATATGCTTATTTATACTACCAGTTCGCTTCGTACCTAGAATCACTTGTAAATGTTCCTTGATTAGGAGTGACTTGTAAGTCATTAAAGTCACTATCAAGGTTATCATCCAACTGAAGTGTATTACCAGATAATCTAAACGATAATCCTCTTCCACCTGAAGCAGTTTGACCTGTCCTTGTATAAACAGCACCTCTACTAATCTGAGCAGTCACACTTCCACCATTAGGTCCAAATGTAAGTGAAGATGGACCAGTGCCACTTTGTTTTGAGAAAGTAACAGTATTACTATCACCAGCCTCTCTACTTATAGAGAACGTGACAGTTTTCTCTGTTGTTGTATTGGATTTAGGTGGTATAAGGGGCGTATGGTCGTCTGTAGCAACATATCTCTCAATAGAAATAAATGCAACGTCGTCATTGCCACCGAGTCGTGTTCCCTCAGGTAAAACAGAACTAGACAAGAGTTCTATTTGACCAGATTGGTATCCTGATGCTCCTCCTCCACCACCATTATTACCTGTTCCTTGACCACCT